TATTAGTGGTGCATATGTAGGTTCTGAAAACCGAATGAGAATGTATAATGGTGATTCCGTTATTTGGGATGGTTCTATACAAGTATTCGCATCACAATCAGAAGATAAATCGGTATATGAGAATAAGAACAGACAATACATTTCTCACACATCTGAAAACAAATATGTAATATACGAATAATATGAAACAACAAAATTTTGCAATCGTAAATGTAAATAATAATCAATTACCGATTATTAACGAAGATACAAAGACTCGTTATAGTTGGGTGCCATTTGGTGTTTATGGACATGATGATTTCTTTGATGCACTTATATCAGCACATACTGTCTCTACAACTAATGCAGCTTCAATTGAAGGTATTGCTGATTTAATCTTCGGTAAAGGGTTATATTCAAAGAATGAAGGGTTTAATCAACAATTACAAAGAATCATACCACAAGAAGAAACAAAACGTGTAGCATTTGATTTAAAGTTGTTTGGTAACGCTGCATTTCAAGTATATTGGAACGATGACCACACAAAGGTAATTAAACTATATCATGTACCAATCCAAACGATTCGTGCAGAGAAGATATATGATAATCCTCGTATAGAAAACTACTACTATTGTACTGATTGGCACGATAGTAGAAAGATAAAAGATAAAAAGAAGATTCCTGCATTTGGTACATCAAATGAGAAGATGGAATTAATCTATATAAAGAACTATTGTCCGGGATTGTATTATTATTCACTTCCAGATTGGATTCCAGCATTACAACTTGCAATAAGTGAAGGTGAGATTTCAAATCTACACTTTAATAACATTACAAATGGTTTCTTACCAGCAGTAATGATTAACTTTAACAATGGTGTTCCTGCTCCAGAAGAAAGAGAAACAATTGAAGATTTAGTTCAAGCTAAGTTTACTGGTACTGATAACGCAGGTAGATTTATGTTATCATTCAATGATGACCCTGCAAACAAACCAACTATTGATGCAATTCAAATAGATAACTTACATGAGAAGTATGAATATGTTGCAGATTATATTCAAGATAGAATCCTAGTTGCACATAGAGTAACATCTCCTTTATTATTCGGTATTCGTACACAAAATAATGGATTTAGTTCACAATCAGAAGAGATGAAAACAGCTTTTTCTATTATGCAAACAATGACAGTATCACCTTTCCAAAACTTAATCTTAAATGCATTAGATATGGTATTATCAGAAGGTGGATGGGAAGATACTCAATTATACTTTGAACAATTAACTCCATTAGTAATTCTTTCTCAAACTGCAGAAGAAACTGGTAAATCAGTATCACAAGTAGAAGATGAAACGAACAAATCTATGGAGAATCCAGCTACAACGGAAGATTCAACTGATGAAACAATCAATGATGCACCAGTAGAACAGGCGGAAGAGAGATTTGTTAGAAGTTCACAACCATTTTTTAAACAAGAATACGAATAATAAACACTATGGCTTACGCATTATTTATCACAAGAAATGACATTATTAAGAACTCACCCTTACAAGGTGCTCTTGATGCTGATGCTTTATTGCCTTTCGTTAGAACGGCACAAGACAAATACTTAAAGAATCTTTTAGGTACTGTCCTTTTCTTTTATTTACAAGAACAAATTCTTGCTAACACGGTTGACCAATTATCTCCGTATTATCAAGACCTATTAGATGATTACGTTAAGAACGCATTGATATGGTATGCTTGTGTGGAATACATCCCTTTTAGCAGTATCCAATTCAAATCTAATGGTTCGGTTAAACAACAATCAGAACAAGGAACAGCACCCACTAAAAGTGAAGTAGATTACCTTTTAACAAAGGCGTTGAACAATGCAGATTATTATGCGTTGAGATTACAAAACTATTTAATCGCTTATTCAAATAAAATACCACAATACTTACAATCAGTTGGGAATCAGACTCAAATCTATCCTGACCAATCTAATCAGTATTTTGGTGGAATACAACTATAATAAATTATGTCAGCAATAGTTCATAATTCAGGTGTCAATTACACCTTATATTACAACACAATCAACTTCTTTAAGACGATTATGAATAATCATCCCTCTATTGAGGTGGTTACTCATGGTGATGTTGGAGATTTTGATACAAGAGAGTATCCTGCATATCCAATCGGTAACATTAACATTTTAACTGCTGATTTTGGTACAAACGTAACTAACTATTCAATTGTTTTAACCATTGCGGATAAAATAAAGAATAAGAACGATGAATCAGATGGTAGAACAAATGCTCAAACTATTCCATTTAAAGGAGTAGATGACACCGTTGATATTCATGCAAATACACTTGCTATCTTAAACGATATAACATCATACGTTCAGAGGGGGGTGGACGGATTTGAAATAAATGATTCCATAACCTGTACCAAATTTGAAGACCAGTTTAATAATGGTCTCGCAGGTTGGACAGCAGAGTTCACACTTACTACTCACAACGACCGCGATCGCTGTCTTTTTTTTTTAATAACGCCGGAGCAAGTTAGTGAGTATAGAATTTCTGCGTGTTTAAGTGGTATGGAATACTACGCTACTTTCAATAGTGAAGTAGTACCAGGACAAGTAATGAGTACGGTCAAAACACCGGGAGCTCCACTTACTTATCCAAACTTAATTTGTTATACAATAGAACAACAGGTAAATGTTCCTGAAACTGAAATAGATTTTTCAAATCTTCCAGTCTTAGCATTACCTGTAGCAAACTATGGAACATGTGAAGAATGTGAATTGTGGATAAATCCAAAAGTGTGGGGAACTACACCAGCAACGTGGGGAAGTGCTCCATACGCAGATTTTAGAACATGGGCAACAACATAAAATAAAAAATAGAATATGGGTAATTTAAGTAATCTCTTTATATCAGCATCATTTCAATCTCTTTTACATTTAGGGAATGATAGTGTTATATCATCTTCATTAGTAGGAATACAAGATGGATTTGGTAATTCTATTGGTGTAGCAGTTAATTCTGCAGGAGATTTATCATTAAGTGGAAGTTTAACTGCATCTCTTCAACAAGGGTATGTATGGGTTGGTGATGGTAATAACAAAACAAAAACTGTCCCTACATCTTCATTCGGTGGAGGTGGAAGTGCAACTTGGCCAGTATTTGGAACACCATCAGGTATCGTATCTGGTAGTTCTCAAATCAACTATCCTCAAATATCAAACATACCTTCTGGAATTGTAAGTAGTAGTTCACAATTAACTTCATCATATGACCAAAGATATGCATTGAGTGGTAGTACAAATTTAAGTTCATTAAATGCATTTACTTCATCTCAATTAACAATCAATAGTGGATACAATGCATTTACTGCATCAGTAAACGCTAAATTTGCAACTATTGGAACTCAATCAGGTAGTTGGGGTGGTGGAGGAAGTGGTAGTGCAATCGTAGGATATGCAACCACAGGTTCGAACACATTCACAGGTTCTCAATTTATCAATGGTGGTAACAAATTATTTATTCAGAGAGATACACAAGGTGCTAATCAATATCTTCGTTTAGGAGCAACTGATAACACATACAACTTTGCATTCATAGTAACTGGTAGTGACCAAAATCCTGGACAACAAGTTTGGGGTATTAACACTGGTGGTGGTGTATGGGCAAACTCATTTGATGCTGGTGTAGTATTCAACAACTATGTTTCATCATCTTATGGTGTTCAAATTGGTAGAGGTACTGATGATGGTGCAGGTAGAAATGCAATAAACATATCTCGTTTAAGTGGACAGACTGGTATTCAAATCAATCAAACAGGTGTTGGTGCAAGTTGGTTCATTGGTACAAGAGAAAACAATAATGGTAATCTAATCATTTCATCTTCAGCAAACGATAGATATATTGAGTTCGCTAGTTCATCTGGTTGGATGGAAGTATATGCTAACCAAACTAACTTCAACAATAATGTTGCATTTAGAAATTTATTACAAGCAAGAAACATATCAACTGATTTAGGTAATAACTATACTGCACAATTTGATATTATTTCAGGAAGTAATGCAAATATCTCTGGTAGTTTATATGTTGGTGGTAATAAACAATTTAATGTTGGTGCATTCCAATCAAATATAACACAATCAGGTAGTGCGAATGTTTCTCAATCAATGCAATTTGAAACAACTGATATATCACATGGTGTATCTATTGCATCTAATAGTAGAATTACTATTGCAAATAAAGGAACATACAATATACAATTCTCTGCACAAATAGATAGAGTAAGTGGAAGTGGTACTGATACAATTAACATATGGTTGAAAAAGAATGGTGTAAATGTTCCAGCATCTGCAGGAGCAGTAACCATTACAGGTGGAGCATTAGCAGCAAAAGCTATAGCAGCATGGAATTATGTAGTAGAAGCAAATGCAAATGATTACTATGAATTAGCATGGCAAACAACTGATACTAATATACAATTGATTAATGTAAATGCAAGTGGTAATGTTCCTGGTATTCCTTCAATCATATTGACAGTCACACAAGCAAAATAATTAAACAAATATACAAATATGGAACTAATTAAATTAACAAACGGAGAGAGAATAGTAGAAGTACCTAAAAATGTAGGTAATTATTTACTAACACAAGGTTGGACTATCACACAATAATGGCTAAGATAGACGACATAGTTAAAAAAACCCCCACTTTAGCGGAGATAGCAAACACTATCAAAAGTAAAGCAGTAGCTCTTGCACCAAAACGTACAGGTAATTTAAAAAGACAATTAGATACCTATAACAGACCTTCTGGGATGGTGAAACAAAAACCAATTGGTAAAATGGGAACAACTATCTCATTTACTTTGGATGTTTCACCTCCCGGTGCAGAATATGGAAAGTTTTGGAATGACCCAACTGTCAGTAAGACGGTTCGTAATGGTAAAACCAAAAATGTTCCTGAAAGTATTAACTTTGCTGATAAAGCAATTAATAGTCCAGAAGTAACACAAATGATTGATAGAGTAATTTCAGATTTAACAAATGATGTAGTTGCTTACTTACAATCAGAAGTGAATAAATTGTAGCCTTCCACCATTTTTTAAAAATATGTGGTTATTATAGTTATTACTAGAATATAAACATATGTCAATATCAATTACACAAACTCCGGCATTAGTTTCTCTTGCACAATCACCAATAATGTTCACAGTTGCTGAAAGTACTGGTGTATATCATTCATCATCATTTCAGTATGTAGGTGAATTATATTATTGGACAGGGTCATTAACTAATTCAGGTTCGGAATCTGATTACACAATTACAAAATATCCCAACTCTCAACACGTTGGTATTTTCGATTTAAATAGAATTATCAATTCTACATTAACTGCATATGCTCAGGCAAATTCATCATCAGTTGAATACTTTGCAGTAGATTTCTATTGGCAATATCAAGATGAGAACTTTCAGTTTGTTACAGGCTCACATGTTCGTTCATCTACTTACAAAGCATTAGATGGATATGGTATTTTCCAAGAACCAATTGGACAGGAAGTTTATACTAAAACTCCACATTGGCCAATAATGAGTGATGGTCCAGTTACACAATCTGCATTCACTACAAATTATGGTGAGATGGGTGTGTATGTGGGTGATGCAGGAACTACAACTCCAACAAAGATAGTTTACACTTCAGCATTGGGTTCTGCAGATTATTCTATTAGTGGTGGAACTTCTTCTAACCAACAAGTAGTTAGATTCCCCATAGGACCTGCAGATAGCGGGTTTCCTTTGAGTGGAAATATAGAATCATATAAAGTTCAGGCATATAATAATTCAACTCCTCTTGGAACTCCTATTACGTTTTTAGTAGAATGTAATCAAAAGTATCCAAACATTAGAATTAAGTGGAAGAATAGATACGGACAATTTGATTGGATGAACTTCAATATGATTAACCGTCAATCA